TTATGTCAGCATTAACTATTGTTCCATCAGCTATCTTAGCATTTGTAATTGCACCAGCTTCTATATCATAAGACTGTATTAAATGATCGTCTTCTTCTAAAGCTCTTAAAACTTGTGTTTGGTTATCATTTAGATCTCCTGCTTTAACAGAAGAACCTGCTGAGTAAGTAGCTCTAGCACTAGATACAGTCGTATCTCTTACGATACGTACTACTGATGGATTAACTGGTACATTACCACTAGTCCAAGTTACAGTACCGCCATTAGCTGTATAACTTGTTATATTATAATGTGTAGTTGCTGTCTTTAAAACATCATCTACATATACTTTGATTTCATCTGAAGAGAAAGTGGGAATAGAAAAAGCTTCTGAAGCACCTCCACTTGCAGTATATTGTTTAAAACTTGCCATTTGTTATTTATATATTTGAAGGACAGGAGTAATATCAGAAGTTTGGGCGGTTCGTCTCTTCCTTATTAATTTTGCTTGTGTTTGTTGTGAGATTAATTCTTTAAAAATAGGCTTACCTTTAACTTTTAAGAAAGCTCGTTTTTTAGCTCTAGTAAATATTTTATTTAACATAATATTATGATAGTAATCACCAGCTTCAAAAGCACCTCTATTACCATCTCGTTTATCCTTTTCCATTTGAGCTAAAGATTCTTGTGCTCTTTTTGTTCTAAAAAGTTTAACGATATCTTTTTCTGGATTTTCATTACCAATTGCTTTAGCAAATATAGATCTAGCTTCTGGGTTATCTGTTAAATTAATACTATTAGGTCCAGGTGTATAAAATACTGTAGTCCTTAAATCATAACCAGACCTAAATACCCATTTTTGAGCTTCATTATAATCTAAATTAAACTGAATGGGCATAACAGCATTCCACATTCTAGTTAATGGATCCCAATCTTTAATAGGAGTATTAGGTCTCATTATAGACCACTTAATAGGTAAGTCTTCTCCAGGTAATTTTTCAAATGCTAAGTTTCTATTCCTTAAAGCATCTTCAATACCTGAACCTAACTCACGTGTATAAGGTGTAAATAGTTTACCTAATTCATTTCTAAGACCAGCTAAAGGTACTTGGTTATTCATTAAACCAGCTATAATTCTATTGAACTGACCTGGCTTACCAGCAAATAAATCAACAAATTGTTGCATACCAGCTAAATATGATTTACTTGTTAGACCTTGAGCTATAATAAGAGAGATCTTTTGAAGTTGATCTTCTGTCCATTCTTCTCCCATTAACTGACTAGCATCACCTATATCACCTACAATAGATAGTATTTGGTTAAATGGTTCCATAGAATCATAACTAACCCATACATCACCTAATTTGATTTGTCTAGGTCTCCAACCACCGTCTATCCATGCTTGTCTTTGCTGTCTATCTACAGGACCATTACCTGTTAAATTACCAGACATCCAATGCCATGCAGCCATACTGATTACAGCAGAACCCATAGATAATCTACCTACTTGTAATGCCTTAGCATTCGCTAGTTCTGCAGCGTTAGTGATACCATATTTAGCTACGTTATCTAAGTTATTTGGATTAGCAAATGCTATATCATTCCATTCTTTAACAAAGAAATTAAATAATGGTGTGTGTTTAGCAGTAAGATTTAATCCGTTTACCCCAGTTCTAGCGAATAAGAAGAAAGGTTTTGCCCATGGATTCTGCTGGAATACTGAGTTTAAACCTTCAGCAAATCCAGTTAGTTCCTGAGTTAACGTAACTTCTTTTCGTGCAAACTTAGTAGCTTCATCTATGATATTACCATTACCATCAAACACTTGTCTATAGAAATCCTCTTCATATAACTGAACTAATTCAGGAGTAATACTATTATAAGCAGTTAGTGCTCCTTTTTGTTTAGCATCGAAAGCAGATCTAAAAGCTTTCTCTCTCATCTTAGCTCTACCTAAGATATAAGCAAAAGCATCATCAGTTGCTGCCATTATCTTAGTTGAATAAGTTAAGAAATTAGAATTATTAGCACTTCTAGCCATATTTGCCATAGCAAATGCAGCCTTATCTCCAGCACTTGCTTCGTCACTTTCTGCAAAACGTCTTAAGATTTCCCAGTTATCATCACCTTGAGTATATTCAGAGAACCTTGTTTTAATTGTAGATATATCACCACTCCAATAAGAATTCAATCTAGTCCTAAATAAGTCAAATGCTTCAGGAATAGTCTGCATCATAGCATTCATTGATGCTAGACCTGCTCTCATTGTAGTTACATCACCTGTAAAAGGAGCCATTATACCTGCTCCTAATGTTTGTGCAAAGGGTCTTAAGAAGGTTGCAGTACTTGTACCCATAATAGCTCTCATAGGAGTCTTAGGGCCACTCAGAACACTATGTATCATAACTCCTTGGAGTTCTCTAATCATAGCTCCAGTCTGTCTCTTACCTTCAATTTCTCCACCACGGATCATCTTCCTACCCCATTGAACAAAGTCATCTACAGTATTAACTGTTTTCATAGATGAGAATGCTTCAAACAAAGCTAGTACTAAATCTCCATCTTCATCTTTATTAGCTATCTTAAGTATAGACTGAATAGTTTCTCTAGCATCTTTGACTTCTTGTGCTACTGCTTCTTTAATGGCAGCAGGTCTTTTAGCTCCTAAGTTACGGAACTCTTGAGATAAAGTATATCTAGCTCTTTTAGATTCAGAGATAGCTGTAAGCATAGTATCAAGAATCTGGTCAGCTGGTCCGTCTATATCTAATAGGTTGTCCCAATTGCCAATCTCTCTACCAGCAACTCCTAGATCTCTTAATTGCTGTAGTAATGTAGATACAACTAGATCACTAACGACAACATTCTGAGCTGTGATAGTAGTAATTTCATTTATCTTCTTACCAGTTATGTCAGTAACATCAAATTTAATTGAAGTTTCTAATATCTCTTCTAAGTATTCTTCAGCTGTCATTTCAGCAGCATTACGTCCTAAAGTAATACGTTGATGAGCTACGATAGCATCACCAAATACTTCTACTAGACGTTTCTTATTACCATCTACAGCAGCTAATACTTGTTGGAATTTCTCTGCACTATATAGTTTTGATAAAGTATCAACAACTAACTCTTCAGATAGTCCAGATTCTCTAGCAATTCTTTCTCTCTGCACTGGTGTTGATATAACACCTGCAGAACCTTCTTCAGATCCCCAATCAGATCTAATCTTTTTATTACGTTCCCAAACAATAAAAGGATCTTCCTCGGATAAATGATTACCCTGATGTCTACCAGCTACGGGTGAGTTTTTACTAGCTCTAAATCCGAACTCATTTTTCCTAAGTTCTTGAATACCTTTTCTAATTGTTTGTAATTCTACACTTTTATTTCTAGCAGCTACTTGAGATTTTGCGTATGAACCACCTCTACCTAATGCCATTGCAGCACTATCAAAGAGTATACCTATACCCATACCTTCTACGATGTTTTTAAATTTCATCATTAAAGGATGGTCTGTATCTCTAGTACTTAACGGTGTATCCATCCAACCAAAACGATCTCGCATCATTCCTAATGCGTTCTCACCGTCTGTTGTATGAGATATAGTATCAGATATAGCACCTATACCAGCTGCTCTGATAACTCCCCATCCAGCCATACCAGTTAACCATGCAGGAGCTGTTACACCAGCTGCACTACCAGCAGCTATGACTCCAGCTGCCATAGAACCAAAATGTACGGTACCTCTTAACATTTGACCCCACCATGTTTTAGTTAGGATAGGATCTTCTTCATTTACAAATGGAGTCCACTCTGGTTGGTATTTACCTTTCTCTTTCCTCTCTCTACTTACTTCTCCTGAAACTGTATCTATAACACGTTCAGGAAAAGTTTGTACTGAGTGAGCTGTATCTTGTATACCCCCAATTATAGCAGACTTAACTTCTTCAGCTACTGCTGGAAGACCCCAAGATTCTTTATCTCTAGGGTCTCCCTGCATTTGAGAAACGTCTGATTCTATAGCTTGAGTTGTTTCTTCTCTTTCTTCTTGCTGTGTATCTTCAGCTTGTATTTGATCAAATATAGAAGCGGATTGTTTTAATAAATCCATCCCTGTATTTTCATTTTCCATGTTATTACCTTAGTAATTTTTATACATAACTTAGTGCATCCTCTAAAGCAACCTTGGCAACTTCAGGAGTTAAAGTATTTAGGGATCTATAAGGATCGTCGATATACTTTTCGTCTTGTTGTACATCTTTTATTACATTCATAAAGTTTTCTATTTCTTCATCAGTCAACCAATTTAATCTTCTGTAGGTATTATCCCAAGTGGATGTACTGCTTGAAGCATTGGCTTTCTGTAGTAATCTAGCGTACATTAATTTCTTTTGAGTCTCTTCATTAAATTGAGAATCTAAATCTATATATCCTACCATTCTAGGATCTAAAAGTAGATCAAGTAAACCTTTAGTTTTTAAATCATATATACCTAATCCAATATTATCATTCCAATCAGGATTAATAGTTAGATCTCTAAGAGCTAATATTTCTCTTATAGTATATTCACTGAGAGGTTTGTCTAATATTATACTTTCAGGCATATCAGATGTACTATCAATATCTAAATCTTCTTTTTGTAAATCAATTAACATTTCATCTGCATTACCTTGGATAGCAGCATTAGCTATTTTAGCAGCACTGCTTTTCTTAGATATATCATTTAAGTGATACTTATCATCAAATTCAATCTCAGTAGAATCGCCTTCTCTTAAATCAGCTGTTGCTTCTACACGTGCTTTCAGTACTTGTTTTGGAGTTTTATTGTAATATGGAGCATTATCTGTAAACCAAGCTGGTATAGGATCACCGTTTTTCTCGGCTTCTATACCTGCTAAAATAGCTTGCTCTTCTATATGACTGACATATTTATTTGTATTTAATGCATACTTTATACCTTTCTTTAACATAAAATCAACATGATTATCATGATTTTCTAAGGTACCTTTTTCGTATTTATGGATCTCTTCATCACCCCATAAGTCTTTATTTTCTTTCTCGGTACCTTCAGACTTTAAAGCTTCTATTAAATCTCCCCAAGCTGCACTAGATGCAGCAACTCTAGCTTTAGCTCTATCATCCTGACCATCAGCTCTCATGTAATACTCATACCTTTCATTGTATAATCCAGGTGCTCTTTCAACTGCTAACGTATCACGTTCATCTAATATCGTATTAATATCATTAATTTGTTTATAGTTTTTTAATCTACCTTCAAACCTTTTGCCAACATCATCTAATTCAGTTTTAGTAAGACCTCTAGTTCCAAGAATCTTTGCTTGTCCTTCCCAGTATGTCTTATTTGGTCCTGCTGGTAGTTGAGCTATTAAATCATCAGATAATAAAAATCCATTATTTTTCTGATAATTTAAAGTATTATTTATGTCACCTGGACTTTTCTCTGGTGCATAAGCTACTGATTTTAATTTATTAAATACAGAATCTGCAGGATCAACAAAGTAACGCTGTGCTAAATCAGCATGTAACGCTCTTGCTTTATCAGATGAAGGATATGGTAAACCTTCTTGCTCTGCTTCTATCCATAAGTTATCTATCTCAGCAGTTATCTTATTAGCTCTCTCTTGTGTATCAATTTTGTTTTGTGCTTGCTCTGATTTTATAGCTATGTTACTTGCTCTTCTATAAAAGCTAGGTTTGATAGTTTCTAAATTAGTTACTGTACCATCTCTACCTAAGAAGTCACTATTGATAGCATCACTAATTTCTCTACCTGATATATAACCTTGTTTTTCAGCATAGTCAAGTATTTCTAAAGTCTTTTCAAAACCTAATTGATTATTCTTAGTACCATCAGCTTGTAACTCTTGTATAGAGACATAACCTGACTTACCAGTGATAGCTGTTATACCTTGACTCTTTAATTCATTAGCAAATATTTTAGCGTTAGTTTTTTTGTTCTCTTCCTTTGCATTAGCGAAAGCAACATTTAAAGATTGTTTATGGATCGTCTGTGCTTGTTCATATATACCAGGGAAGATTTCATTTTGAAAACGATTCTCACCTATTTTATCTATTAATTTTTTATTATAAGCTATGTAATCAGCTACAGCATCTTGTAGTAATAAAGGTGCCCATTTAAGTTGATCAGCTGTTGCTTGAGAACCAGTGACATCTAGATAACTAAGCGGTCTATCCATGCCTTCAAACTGTTTCTTAACTCCTAATAGAGCATTTATAGTATTAGGAAAGTTATCTACTAATTCTGTTTCTGCCCATGCTCTATCTTTTTCTTTAATATCAGCATCAGTAGGAAAAGTTAATTCTGCTTTATCAGCTATATCAAGTTCATACTCTTGTTGTTCAATTAAAAGTTCTTTTTCTTTTTGAATTACTTTCTTTTGAACTCTTAGATCACGTTTATATTCTAAGTAATCATTTGCAGCATGTAGCCCTTTGTCTGTTGGTTTCCCATTTGGACCTATCAAACCTTTTTTATTTAAGAAATCTAGTACTTCTTTAGATAATGGATCGTTTTCTCCATATCTAAATAGTAATTCACTAGCATCTAAACCGTCTAATTTACCACCAACATCTACATCTCCTGCATAACCTTCAGGTAATTGGAATTGTGTTTGTTTTTGCTGTGTAGTGTACTTATCATACCTAGCATTAGCTATCTTTTTTTGTTCATGGTAATCATGTATTTTTTTTAGTGGCCCAACTAAACCTGCTAAAGCTTTAAGATTTTTCCCAGGAGATTCAGCAGCTTGTATAGCTATTTGTATATTCTCTTCTGTACGTTCCGCATAATCAGCTTTTAAGGCATCTATTGATTTATTAACCTCACCAACAATACTATATTCATCTTCTAATTCATCATAATTAGTGCTGGATATATCAGGTAGTGACCCCTGATATTGTTTCAGCATCTTGTCAAAGCTAGAACTTGTCATGAGATCACCTCCATGTTGACATCAATCTTACCATAGTAAACTCCAAGGTATCCATCAGGTCTGACAGTTACAGCCATAGGATTAATCTTAGCTACTTCATTAGCCATAACTCCACGGTATCTTGTAGGCTCACCTTTGTAGTTAAACTCATATATCTTATGTCCATCAGGAGATACTCCTACTTGCTCTATATCTTCTTTTAATCTGACATCACTACCAGCTGCAAATAGAGAAGCTATAGACAAAGCTGTACTAATAGCACCCATTGCTTGAGCACCTCTATCTACACCAGGCATTGTAACAGCAGCACCGAATTCTGGTCTTACAGCTGTTCGTTTATATTGTCCAGCGATGAGACCTGATTCAACTCTTCTCTGTTTTTCTAGTAAAATACCTTGACCTCTACCAGCTAAATTAGTGATACCAGCATCAATTTTACCTTCTTGTCGCATTAAAGCTAAAGCTTGGTTTCTTCCAGCTGATCTAGATTCATTACCAGTAGGTACATATTGCTTACTAGCATAGGCTTGATTAAGCTTTTCTTTAGCAGTTAAACCAGCTGCTCTTCTAGTTAATACAGCTTGTCGTATATCACTTAACTGTCTAGATCTACCAATACCTTGTATAAATTGAACTTTTCTTTTAACATCTGATTCTGTATTCCAATATTTTACTGAATCAGATTTATAGTTAAACATCTTTTGACGATGTTTTTCTCTGGCTGCAGCTCTAGCTCCAGCATTAGGATCTGCACACACGGCAAAACTCGATAAAGGATAAGTTGTTAGGACCATACTTGAGTTCCCTCAAGAATTTGAATCCTAAAAATTTGAGTAGTTTTAAGTGGACTGTATTCCGTCTATCTGCAACATTCCAAAGCAAAGGTTCTGTTCTACTCTCAACAAACCTCTTGGATTCTTTTGCAAACGTATGTGGGTAATCTTTAATAGCAGGTGTACATATCATCCATATAGCTCCATCTGGACCGACTCCAGCCATACCAGCAGTCTTGCCGTTAGGCACTGTGAAATACACAGCAGAGCCTTCCTGAGCGATGAATTTAGCGTACTCTATTGGATCATACCCGTGACCTTCTTCGACCTCTCTACGGTCTTCTGGACGTAGATTAGAGGCCACCTCTAAGGCAGCCTCCAATGTTATTGGATGGATGTATTTAGACACGTCTATAGTTTCTAGGTGAATAATCTCCTTCCCACGACAAAGCATGTAGTGTAGCAGGAGCTGGGTGTGATGATTTCAGTAGTACTTTTACATTATTATTTGCTTCATAAACTGGTACTGTTTGTATATGTTCTGGTAGATAAGGTGCATCTGATACTAAATATTCATCTAATGCAGCTGATTCATATGTCTCACTATAATCAGCTTTACCTGTTCTCTGTAGTGTAGTCTCATATAGACCTGACTTACCAAAGTTTAATTTTATTCTATGGACAACAAGTGATGAATTAACATCAGATTTAGATTGTTGACCTTGAGTTTGAGTTAAATAGAATGTAGGAAAGTGAACTAAATATTCATATAAGTAACCTATATAGAATGTACCAGTAGACCAATCTCCAGGTACTGTAAAGTCGTCTGTGTTAGTAACAGTACATTCAGCATATCGTCCTACTCTTGTAGCTCCTGTATCTATATCAACTAATACTAATGCACCATTAGGTGAGGTTACTTGATCTATCCAGTCTGACTGATTAGCAAATGTAGTTACTTTAGTAGTAGCATTATAAGACCCATTAGTTACAGTAGTCCAGTTATCTAAATGTATTAGATAGTTAGATGTATCAGATCCTACAGTTTCATCAATACTAGGATCTGTATCTTGCTGCATAAGAGAAATTTTTTGCAGAAAATTATCAGTATCTAGTAAGAAATACTCATCATCTATAATGAAATGATACTTAATTGGGTTATTTAATTTCCATTTAAACCAAGCTGTTTGTTCTCTTTTCTCTCCAGAAGTAAAGTATTTATAACCATATACAATATCTGAATCTGTTTTACCAAATAATACTAATTGATTTTCTCTAGAATTGGTAACTAAATCTATATCTTTAGGCAGTAATGTAGATACAATTTTACTTGTCTCCATAACTACAGGTTCTTGTTCTCTTACAACATTAGCCATTTCATTAAAACGACTATACTTACCTGAGTTATCTATATACCCTGTAGTAACTCCTAAAGATATAGGAGATACATCTTTATTATAATTATATGTAGATATACTTCTTAGTTTAGCTGTATCTGGATTTAATATTTCTGCATCAGAAGATAATAAAAACTGTTGGTTAGTACTAAATACTACTAAACCAGCAGCTACTTCAAGTCCATCAAATAAATCAGATGGAAAAGTAGAACTACAAGATATATCAATAGGATCTGTAGCACCAACAGCTAATGCTGTTTTAGCAAAGAAAGCAGGTGTAGCTAATTCTCCAGGTCTAGATAATATAACACTTTCACCTGATAATAAAGCTAATCTATTTCGAAAAAATAAAACTCTATTAATTTTCTTTCCTACAAAAGAAGGTAATGGATTAGTTGTGTCATCACCTACTACACGATCTTCCCATGTATATTTCTTAACTAAGAAATCTCCATCAGCTTGACGTTGTAATACATGAGGCATAGTAGTTGCATTTAAACTTTTTACTATACCAGGTTCAGCACATTCTACCCATGCGCCTGGACCATCAAGACCATCATTACCTTCAAATTTAAGATAGTAATCATCATCATTTGAATCTCTAGAGTTAGCTACTTTAACTATATAACCATCTTTACATTGAGTAGGTAATTCAGAGACATCATTTATTGACTCTTGCAGTACTCTCATCAAATCTTTTTCTGGTACTTCAACACTGAAAGCACTAGAAGACCATAAATATATACCATTACCAATTACTTTATAATTTATACTACCTGGTAGTTCAGAGGATATACCAGCTAGTACTGTATCCATAGTAACTGCTGTCTCTGCATCAAAAGGAGTAGGTACAGGTCTAACTCCTTTTATATTCATCTTTGCATTAATAGTCTCATGATCTTCTACACGTATTGTATAGTTATAAGATGTTTGAGCTTGATCTAAAGTAACTGTAGCTGTATCTCCTGTATCCCAGCCTTCTCCTCCATGTAGTAATATAACCTGTCTGTTATATGAGCATTTATAATTACTAGCATTTACACCTCCGTCATCGACACCAGCTCCTTGACCTTGTTGACCTAAAGCTGATATACGAAATATAAGATTCTTTTTGCTACCACTAGTTACACTAAATGTTTGTGTACCTATACCTGGGCAATGACCTGATCCATTAGATTCATCTAAAGTATCAGATTGAATTTTTAATCTTGTCGCTCTATCAATACCTTGAGTAGTTTCATCATTATATATATTAAGACTGTACTGCCTTCCATTTTCAGTTCTTAATATTTCAACAAAAGCAAAATGTGTTTCAGATCTTGTAGGAGTAGTACCAGTGGTACCTACAGTTTTAGTTCTATTATTTAAGAAGGTAGTATCATTAATAGTTAGTGCTTGTAAATCTTCTGTAGCTGTAGCACTACTAGGAGTCAAGTAAGAAGTAATAGATGTGTGATCAGAGTTGCTTCCACTGTATGCACTGTTATCTGTATGATACCATACATTCTTTTCAGTACCATCATTACAACTCCATACCCTTACCTTACCATTACTAGCTATCTGTCCTATATATGATCCTTCTGTCTCATCTCTATAATAATGGAACCAAGAACCATTAGACTGTACGTTAGCTAATGGTGCAGAGCCTATTCGTTTAGCTCCAGGTCTTTTATATAGTCCTTCTATTGCATCAGGGACACCATTAACTATATCTTTTACTTGACCTGGAAACTTCTTTAGATCTGGCTGCTGAGACATGCCAGCATAATAAGTATCTATAGTTTGTGTTACTCCAGTCATTATCTTCCTAAGTTCCTCCAAGGTTGATATGCAGTATAAACTGAATCTTCTGGTAAACCAAACATAGTATGATTACCTTGATTACATTCATACTCCATTATTGCAGCTCTGGCTAAAGCTTCTTGTTGAGCTAGTAATTGTGCTAATTGTGCATTACCTACTAATTGAGTAGCAGCTCTGACTGAAGCTTTATATATTATATATCTTTTAAATACTTCAGGTAGATCTTCATAGGATAGTAGTCTTACTATATCTAAATCAATTGTAGTGTGATCTGAAAAGTCATCAGTATGATTATACTTATCATATAGAAAACCATTTCTTTTAACTACATCATGATTTCTATCTACCCAACCATCAGTAGTATCCATTCTTAATATATCATTACCTATTTCTATTTTACCATTACTATCTGGTGTAAAGGTAACATGTTTTTCTGTATTAAAATGCCAGCCTTCACTTTGTAAATCTACATTAGCATCTCTTAATAAATTATATATAAATCCTATTTCTGGATTAGTAAAGTTTAAGGAAGTTATCGGTGACTGACCAATAGCTCCCAAGATAGCATTTACAGCGGAGAGTTCGGTCTCGTTATCAATTGTCGTGGAAGCCATAAAATTTTTTGTAATAAAAAAGGGAGCCATAAAGACTCCCATATGAATAATAAATTAGAATGCAGCAGTAGCACCAGAAAGGGTACCAGTACCAGCAACTAATTCCACAGCCGCAGCTGGGTTTAGAGGTGCGACGCCCATAGCGAGACGTCCTAATATTACATCTCCTTGGTAAATTACTGAAACATCTCCTGAAGTTACTTGAACTTGAGGACCAATTGCTTCAACAAGACCAACAGCTTCTTTCTGGAATATAAGTCCACAACTGTTAGCAAACTTAGCAGCTTCACCATAGTCGTTTACTGTTCTTTGTCCAGAAGGAGTAGCGTTCTCTTGCTGATCACCCATTGTTTCAGAAACAAATGAACCAGAGTTACCAGGATCAGTTACTCCAGGGTTTGTTGCAGAACCTGAACCGTACTTAGTACCGAAACTTCCGAAGAATGGGATGTTCATTGACTTGAAGATCTTGATACCAGCAATCTCAATGATGCCGTTACCTGACTGCAAGGAGTCTCCCTGCTCGTCTCTGTTTACAAGTCCGTTAGATCCTACAGCTTGAATTAGCTCATAGTACTGACGAGGGTTTAATACACCAACTCTACCTTCAGTTGAAACTCCCTTCTCATCAAGAGCAGCAGCAGCGTCATAGAAAGCATTGATTAGTGAAGCAGATACATAAGCATCAGAACCTGCGTTGTTAGTACCAACTCTAATCTGTGTTCCACCTGGTTCTACAAAGTTAGACTTTGTGATTGGACCAGCTGAACGAGCAGACTTAGTGACAGCTCTGAAGATTCTTCTGTCATAGTTTTCTGCAAGAGCGTAACCAATCTTACGTGAAATTTCTCCCCTCAAATCGTAATGAGCAAGGGTCTCGTCCAGCTCGTATACGAATGCTGAACTGATTAAGAGGTCATCGCACTCGATGGTTACTTCTGCTACTGGAGGTGCTCCATCGGAGTTACCCAATATGTTCTGGCCTGGAACATGGAACTCACTATTTGTACGGCCAGTGAAGATGAACTGCAATGATTTGCCGTTTTTCAATGTACGCTTAGTGACTAGATCTCTAGCGATTGTATTACGCTGGAATCCTTTGAACAGCTCTCCTGAAAATAGTTTCAGATAGAGTGCTCTACGTGCAGCAGTTGTTGTAGCTGCACCATTATTAGCACCTCCCCATGTCAAGGAAGTGTTATTATTATTATCTTGATGTGCCATTAGTATGGATTAAATTTATATTAACGTTCTCAGCTGAAATTTTTTGATCATTTTTTGTGGTCTATCCCACCGTCTAGACGGCTAATGGTATCCTACCTTGGCAGGGCAAAAGCCAATTAGTCAGAGATCCGACACTGAGGTGTCTCTGACCTATGATAGTTTAAGTGCATACTTTCTACCATAATAAAGAAGGCTAGTAATCCAAAGACTACTAGCCATAACTCGTTGAATTTAAGAATCACCTAATAAGGCTTCCTCTAATGAGTTGTAATCTACATCATCCTTTGGAGCCTCATGCTCCTCTGGTTTGTTGTGATGAGATTGGGGTGAAAATGAGGTAACATGAGCTGTTACCTTATTGTTTTGATGAGCCATTGATTAAGATTTGGTGTACTCAACGCCACGATACTTGAGTTTAGTAGCTCTAGCAAATACTCTCTGCTCTTTGATTCGAGCTTGAAGTTCTACTGAAGACATAATAATACCTCTAGTACCAAGCCCCGTTCCATGCTTGGGTGTCATGCGTCTCTGATTGAAAGAGATGAACGGACGTTGTTTTATTTTTTCTTTGTACCTTTTTTAGGAGGTCTTCCTTTTTTAGTACCATAGGTACCTGGTCCTTTTGGCATAGTTCTATCCTATTGTTGGTGTCGTTAGAGCGACTTCTTGACTCCCACTAGATGCCAGATCTAATGGGAAGTTATGTGCGTTTCTTTCATGCATTACTTCCATACCTAGATTAGCACGGTTCAATACATCTGCCCAAGTAGGGACAACCCTACCACC